CCCATCTTCATAAGTCTTCCCATCAAAAGTTAAAACCTTTTTTCGATTCGCTCCTTTTTCATTGTAGGAAACGTGCACCCAGCCGCTTTGGTCTTCGTCTGGTTTGTAATATTCAAGAATAAGCTGATCAAAATCGCAATTTGCTTGCAGCCAGTAAGCTACCTTAATATTAGGAACTCCTGGAATTTCAAAATCAACTGCTTGGCCTTTGCAATGCTGCGAACCATCGGAACTGCCTAAAATACGATTGACTGCCAAACTCCGAAATCCCGACGTTATAAGAACAACCTTGTCAAAGTGAGCTCGAACCGGTTCCAAAATTTCGTAACAGACATTTTCTAGATTTTTTACTTCGCCGGCACCTGGTAGATTCTTTAGCCCATGACGGGCGGCGATTTGACTTTTAGTAAATTCGGATAATTTAAAATGTTTAGAGATCTGCATTTAACTATAAGCGAAAGTTATAATAACCAAAATTATGAATACTACTAATATAATAATTTTAAATGTTTTACTTACTTTTTTACTCATTTTTTTTCTTATACATTTTTTTCTCGTATTCTGAAATTTCTTTTACTAATTTTCTATCATAGAAATAAATTGCAATTATTGAACAGACAAGTGAAATAACAACAATAAGAATTAAAGTAGTAGCGGTCATTAATCTTTTGTCTCCTCAATATTATAGAAGAATTTATCACTATCTTCTGTTTTCCATTTCCTACTATCTTCAACATTCCATTCAGAAGTTTGTACCTTCCAATCGAATGGCACTTCATTTCTTACCGTAAAAGATGGGATACTCCAGATTAGTCTGTTATTTGGCTGAGCCGCATAATTGCCATCATCCAAAGCCATTATGTGAGCGCACTTATGTTCGTGCGGATTTTCTGAATTATCCGTATCGATAATATTACTCTCGGGATGAGCCCAGTCAATGGTGAAAAGATATGAGCCATTATGCCATTTTTTATCTTTGCCTATATATTTACCAGCTTGACCACTTAAAGCGTCAAAAACAGTAACACTAGGATAATAACTAAAGCAATTCCACAGCTCCAGCTCGTCAAGTCGCATCCTAGGAATTTTTTGTACATCAAAGCCTCTTTGCACGAACGCAGAAATTGGCAAGCGGTAGAATACAGCTCCGTTTTCCATAATTGCATGAAAGAGAATCGCACGCCCTGTAAGCGATGCAATCCCAAAAAGTAAGCAGTCTTCCACTTCTCCATGGTGTTCTTTAAGATCATAGAGATATTCTCTTCTGATCTGTGCATAAGTCACAGGAATATTCGCATTTAAGTAAGCCATTCAACATAAAGTTCCTAGTTTACTAAAAAATAAATGACAATGATTACTACCACAACCGCGGCAGATATTTTTGGATTAGCTTTTGCTAATGCCCAAAGTTCTTTTACTTTTTTCATAGTTCCTCCTAGTTACAATTAATTTTATCTAAGTCAATTGGTTTATCTCCATAAAACCATACCCACGATGAAATTTTGGTTCCATCAGCAGTATAAGTACATTTTTTGCCTACCGAGCAAGCGCTTAAGGCGAATAATAAAGCGAGTATTAAAAATAATTTATTCATTGTTGCTCCTTTTAGCTTCATTCTCATCCGTCAACGATTCCGCGTCGACTTTTTCTTTTGTTTGACAACACGTACCTGATTCTTCTTTTTCTTTGGTATGCGTATTGCAACATTTTGTTTCGTCTATTGGCATGTTTCACACTCCTTTGTGTCGTCCACAGTGACTCCTTTTGAATCACACTTACACATCTGACACGGACATATACCAAGCATATCAGAATGACCTACCACAGAACAGTGGCATAGACAATTACAGCTTTTGCACCTATCCATGGTTCTCCTATTATAATATAATTTGATTGATTGTAAAAGATCGTCTAACCGTCGTACTGTACGGATACTCCGACTACGGCAGTTCCATCGTAAGCGAAATAGCCCCCATCTGGAAATAGAATTCCATTATCAGGGATATAAGGAGCAATTGCTTCTCCATTATCTACATCTAAAATGAGTTTATTAACACCAGTAGTTGCAGAAGAGTTTTTAAAATAAAGACGTCCTGCTCCAGCTCCAGCGACTCCATTCATTCCTCTTATTCGAGTTCTACCAGCAAATACAATTCCTGTAGTCGCTCCACTTGTAACTCCTGCTGAAATATCAGTGGTGATTGTTCCGCTACCATTAACTACAATGCTTGTAATTTGTGTCCACGTCCCTGTCACACTTCCTGTAGTAGCATTAGGTCCAGTATGAGCAGATACAGTTTGAGCAGCACCATCAGCATCTTTTCCTACAATCTTAAAAGTGATTCCTGAATTATCTGCAGTAGAGGTCATAGTCATTGTCTGAGCATTAACCCACGGGCCACTGTTTAGTAAAACTAAAGTCGTAGCTGTGCCCGCTGCAGAAATAGCATCGGTATCTGTTCCATATAAAATCTGTTTACTTTTTACTTGTGATACATTTGCCATAATTTTAATTCTAACTTAATTGCGCTGGGGCGTCTATAATGACGCCCCAACACTGTATTTTATTAACCCGCTCCTGGAGTTCCGAAGATTCCTCTAGGGTCAGACCATCCGAAGACGTATCTTTCTCTAGCTTTAAATCTCACGTTTCCAGTATCGAAGTCACCTTCTATCGCAGTTTTGATAGGTGCTCTAACGAAATGTTTTAATCCGTTAGGAGCGTCCGTCATTATAAACCATGCATCAGTGTCCGCTAAGTAGTGGTTCACAAAATAACCTTGTGGAACCATACCTAAGTTCAATGGTGCATTAATGTCGTTCTTTGCGAAAGTACCGTCGCCAGTACCGCCGGCAGTTGTAGATAAAGGTGATCTTAAAATCCTCTCAGCAGTGAATTGTAATTCTTTTGGAACTATCATTCGTGTGCCTTGAAGAGCAATTTTTAATCCTCTTTCGTCTACTAAACCTGCTATGTCTATCAGTGCCTGTTCAAGAGATGTTTCGGATAAATCAGCTGCAGTTGATAATATATTCTTAAATGTTCCACCACTTGCTAGTGGGTGAACTGCGCTGCCTAAGACAACGCCGTCTCCACCTGTGCCAGATGTGAACATATTGTTAAGAATCGTTGCACCCTTCACTTGTTTAGTGTGGGCCATTGATCTTGCCAATGCTCTTGTATATCTAGCTGCTAGTCTGTCGTATAAGTTATCTTCGATTGCTTCTTCAGTTATAGCAAAAGCAAGAGCCACTGTTTCATTAGTGTATCTTGCAGTGTAAACTTCTGAAGCTGTATCGTAAGTAACCATTGCGCCTTCAGATTTAGTAGATGCTCCAGCAAAGCCGGATAACATTACTTCTTCTTCGAACGCACGATCAGATGTTTCAGTGATGAAAATAGCTGCTGCTTCATTATCGTATCGATTATATTCCAGCCCAAATAGTGCATTCAGGCCTGGTTCTAGTTCTTTAACTAGCTGTGATCGTGATATTGCCATTATATGCTCCTATTATAGACCAGTATTCAACCTGTAAAAGTGGTTGTTAATTCTAACCAATACATTAACGTTAGCGGCCCCTGCTTCATCGTTGTCCGGATTTTGCGATATGTCAATTGCTTGAAGCATAAATGCGATTGTTAATCCAGACGCGCTGAAGTCGAGCTGCACTTCGGAAATGCCTGATTGAGTGTTCCCTGAAACGTTTGTTACGTTGAAATCTTTAAAGATATCAGCGACTGCAAACGCACCGTCACAATCCATCTTGCCAACTATATCTGGGTCGTCGAGTACAAACGCTGTTATGTCGCTTGCAACAACTGAACCTGGATAGTAGTTTTTCCAAGTTGGTTTTTGTGTCGTAGGATCTGTATAGAAACAACCATTAAAAACCCCAACAACAGCACTCGTATTAGCAGCTACGTGTCGAGCAACAGTTCCATCAGTTACTGGTACTACCAGGTCACCTTGGAAAATTGCTGTTCCGTAGTTACTTGCTATACGATACTTGTTTTGAGCATTAATGAATGGTGAACCATCCAGTTTTCTCACAGGGCGAAATCCAAATTTTTCGACTTGATTAGCCATGTCTATTCTCCTTTGTTAAACAAATATCGATGTAGGATTATTACTAAAAAATTATTTAGCTTTTCGTCCGCCACCAAAAGTTACCCGAGATTGTCTATCAATATCGATAGGCATCCCCGGTTGCTGTTCCTTCATTAAATTGCGATCGACGGCTGTTATAGCGTCCGCTGAAATCTTTTTAAAATATTCAGTGCGCGATTTAGCAATTTCTTCAGGTATCCTTGCCAACACAAGGCCACTAACCCCAACCATACCAGCGTATTTTCCTTCATGAATTTTGGGATATTCATTTTTGCCGATTTCACTTAATAGTGTTTCGGCTCTAAGAAATTCCCATCCTTCTCTAAGTTTTTTAGATACATTAGCTGCATCTTGAAAACCCATACTCTCGACTCTTATCCATCTCTGAACAAAGCCTTGAGGCGCTGGTGGCGCATCGAGACTAGACGGTGGCGTCCAAGGGCGACTACGTTGTTCTTTTGATCGTTCCTCTGACGCGCGTGAGGCCTTTTTTAATTCACTCATGCTTCCTCCTTCACGTATTTAGCGTATTCTTCTAGTGGCACCCCTAATTTTTTAGCAATAACCACCTGTGATTTGGTGAGTTTCACAGTTCTGCGTCCTTGTTGTTTTCTACCTGCAGAAGCCACGGTTTGGACGGGTTTGCGCGGTTCTGTTTTTTCTTCGGTAGCATCAACATCAAATCGATCAGGAAAATAACTTTTCATCTGACGATTTATCTCAGTATAATACTCCTTACTGTCTACATCAATACCACGACTTGCGATGTCATCATGGAGAGCCCATGCTGCATTCGTCATGACTTTGTCTTTACCAAACCATTCATTTTTTTCAGCCCAATTTCTCGCTTGTTCGCTGGGTTGAGGTAATTGACCAGGTAATTGAGTAGGTAACTGATCTTTGCCGGCTAATGGACTTTCCTGTTTAGCTTTTTCTTCTTTGGCTTTTCTTTCGTTTTCAGCTATTTGAAGTCTAGCTTTTTCTTTTTCCACTGCAAGCTGGGTTAACTCATCATTCGCTTTCATAATCTTATCAGCGTCTTGATTTGTTATCGCATCTTTCAGTTTGCCTTTAACTTGTTCTCGCTGTGAATCTACTCGAGCATCAAACTCTTTTAGATACTGTTGGTCCGCAGCTTTGTATTGATCTAAAGAATGATCATATTTTTGTTGTAAACCTTTAGCGAAGTCTAAAGCTGCTCTTTCTCTTCTTTCAGCTTCTCGATATCTATGAGTAAGTTTATCAATTCGTTTTTGAACATTTCCAGAAATTTTAGTTAAATCATCTGAAGGTGTGGTAGATGTTTCCTTGACTACTTTTTCTTCTACCGGCTCTTCTTCCTGTACTTCTTCCACGATAATTTTAGCTTTTTCTTTAGCTTTATCTTCGTGATCGGTATAGCCTAAATCTACTTCGCCTTTATTAAGATCTATCTCTTCCTTTTCGTCTTTTATTTTCTCAGGTTCCTTGACTTGAACATCTTGCGCTTTCGCATCGTCCGTGTCTAATTCTACCTGAGGATTTTTTTCGTTTTCTGCCATTGGTCCTCCTTAATATAAATGAAGAATATCTTCTGGTTTTTTAATCGTTGCCATAATTTCATCATCATTCAAAATACGATGTTCACCATATTTTGTTTTAAATCTGGCTCCGGCATAACGTCCATAAATGATGAATTGTCCTTCTTTACACCAAGGACCATTAGGGAATTTTTCCTTATCTTTATAACAAAGATCTCCCATCATAATGACTAAGCCTACTACGGTAGTCATTTCAATCATTTCGTGAGTTGTGTCAGATAAAAGAATTCCACCTTTGGTTTTCTTTTCTCCAGACCAAGGTCTAACCAACATACGATAACCTACGGGCCTTGGAAGAAGTTCTATATATGTCTTAACTCCTTCGGCAGTTGTAGGGACCGGCTGTCTAGAATTAGAATGAGGATTTAATAAGGGCTTTTGGGTAATTGTTCGTCCGCCTGATATGCCCTCAGGTTTGATTAGTTTCGTTGTCGCCATCTCTATTCTCCTTTTGCAGGTTCTTAAAGTCCTGAAGCAATGCTTCTAATGCATTGAGTCGACCTCTAGAATACTGGAGCTGCTCCATCGTGTCTACACCATGGCAAAGATGGTCTTTTATGGTTTCTATTTCCGTATTGATATGTGTTTTTAATTTTTCTATAGTAAAAGGGTCAAGGCTGTCTCCAGTAATAGGCATTATTTCTTTTTAAACATATCAAGGCCGGGCTTCAAGCCATAAATACTACCAAAAATTCCTACTGTTAGCCAAACGAACCATGTTGGTAAATTATTAAAATAAAAAAAGAAAAGATCGAGCTTTTCCTGAGCTGCCGGATCCCCGCTAAAAACTGACCAGGCGATCAGAATAATGGGCAGGATAATAATAAATAAAACTATTTCGTCCTTAAATCCTTTTTCGTGGCTAGTTAATACCTGTCCTTTGTATTCAATTTTTCCTTGGGCCATGCGTTCTGCATGTAATAGCGCAGCATCAGACATATATCTTTTTTGATTCTGTCTATTTTCAAAAATATGTAATCCCGTTTTTGCAGCTAAACCAAATAAATTAAACCACATTATAATAATCCTCTATCAACATTCTTGCCTATCACAACTTCACCACCCAAAGCATGCTTGGTCGCTGTTTTAGCTCTAATTGTTTGTTGATAAACGCCTAAGCTTCCTTGAGCTTTTCTTAGGGCATCAAGTTTTTTCTGTGTAGAGGTTTTGTCATATCTATGAATATTTCTATACTGTCTTTGGGTGAACAGGGCTTTAGCTTTACCAGTTTTTTTGTTCCAAGGAGTGATCATTTTAGATTTAACGATCTTAGCCGCTTTACCATGATGTGCTATGGAAAGACGTTTTAATTTTTGAAGTCGTTCGCGCAACACTTCGGAAACACCCATTTTTCGTAAGTCTTTCGCTTTTAATCCTTTAGCAAAACCTAATTGTTTCAATTGTGAATACTTATGAACTTTTGTACTCTTAAGCATTGAAAACGCTTTAGCAGTAAATAATTGAGGATATTTTTTCTTGGCTAGTTTATAAGCCGTTTTGACACCCTTGGTCAGAAGAGCTCCCGCTAATAATTTCCTCATAGTAAATCTTTATCAACGTTCTTGCCAATGATGAGGCCACCACCACTATGTAGAGTTACACCTGGTTTTTTATTTATTAAAGCTTTAGTGATAGCATTAAGTTTTGTTTGATAGCCTTGTAATTGTAATTCGGTTTTACGAAAAACACCTGTTGCTTGTTTAGACTTTTTAGCACTTCCTTTAAAAGCAGCGGTTGTTGATTTAGTTTGTAATAATTTAGCATATTTTTGTAATCCTTCTGCTTTTCTTCTTTTGACTTCTAATTTTCCTAAGGTTCCAAATTTTCCTTTATATTTACTTTTAACCCAAGAGGTTAATTTTTTTAAGGCAGCTTTAGAAGCCGGATCTTTATAAATCATTCTTATGCCTTGACTGAGTAAGCCCCCCGCTAAAACTTTAACAGGTTGAATTTGTGGACCCTTTGTTTTTTGTTGATTAACTTGAAGAGCTCCCTTCTTACCGTATTTGTTAGCAATAATCCATTGTCTAGGACTGATCATAATAAATCCTTAAAATAATCTACACTGTTTAGAGGCGCGTTAATGCCTTGTGGATCCGGTCCTTTATTAGGGGGTGGTCCAAAGCGTTTGCCTTGTGAAAATTTTCCTTGATTGGCTTTAATCATTTTACCTTTTTTTCCATAAAGTCTTGATTTAACGGTACTACTTGTGGGATAGGGTTTAAAGCCCCAGCCTTTCTTTGTATCTTTAGTATCCGTAGTTGAAGATGCGGCCACCGTAACAGGCGTCATATAAGATGTTCCGTCTCTGTCACCTGGGCCTCCTCCAACAGGAACCGGCTTATACTTCTTGACATATGCATCCTCCATTGCCGCTGTCTTCTCTGTTAAAGTTGTTTCTTTTTTTTTACCACCCAATTTTTTAAGTTGTTGCCACACAAAACCCACAGGATTGCCACTTTTTATAAAGCCTATAGTTGAAGCCACGGCTGAAGCTGCTTTAGCTCCCTTACCACTCGTGGAAGCCGTACCTTTATATTTTTGACCTCCTTCACCTGTAGCTTGATGAGTTGATACATCCGGTCCTGCTGGCTCATAAGTTTTTCCGTCTTTTCCAAAATCCCCTTCAAGACTGGGTAATCCTCCTGGTCCTCTATTAGGTTTTCCTTTTAAAGAGCCGTATAAATCTTTTTTAATTAATAAATCTTGTTCTTTATCGGTAATGTAAGCGAGATGAACTTCTGGATGAGTTTTAGAAGACCTTGCTTTAATAGGAACAGTAATTAATTTTGATTGTTTCATTTTTTCTTTTTAATCTCTTTCGTTCTACGATCTTCTGCTGTTCGTTTCATTTTTTCAATTCCTACCTTCTCTACTGCAATTTTCTCAGCTAAATCCAGTTTGTCCTCAGCTACTCGAATTCTTGCTTTCGATGCATCTTCTGCATCTTCAACTTTCATTTTTTCAACATCAATCTTTTCTTCGAATTGATCTTCTTTCATACCGATATCAGCCATTTTTTCAGCTGATTTACGTTGCATGTCCATAGCTTTTAAATCTATTTCTTGTTGTTTTAATTGAACCAGTGGATCTTTTTGTTGTCCGACAATTGATCTTTCTACCAATTCCATTGTGATTTTCGCAATTCGTTGCGCAATCATGGCATTAAGTTTAATTTTACCGCCTTCAGGATCTTGTTGAAGTTGTTGTTTTAATTCTTGATTTTCGTCAATCATCATACCCACTTCTCCTTGCGCCTGCAAACTAACGTGTTGTGAAATATGACCAATCAGTAAGGCATGAACCATTGGATTAATTTGAACCATTCGCGATTGAATGAAAGCTCCGTGAGCCGTGATATGTGCTTCATGATCCTGTTGAGGAAAAGCAAACGGTATTTCCATTTTTAAAGCTTCAGCATTCTCGATCCCCGGATCTTCTTCCTTAGGTTGAGGTTCAGGTTTTAAAATTTTATCAATATTCTTGGTTCCTAAAGCTTCATAGACTCTTCGATACGCTTCTCTTAAATTATGTAATCTAGGATTCGATTGAGCAATTTGTAAATTCATTTGAGCCATTGTTACCCGTTGCGTTAAGCTATAAACATTAGGATCGGCTATAGGAATAACGTCAACCCGGTCGTCAAAGTCTTTAGATTTAACCATTCGATTAGCTCCATACACTGCGTAAGGATAAACTGGAGGTAAATAGGTTGAGAAAATACCCGCGAGTAATCGGAATTCGTTACGCATCGCATAATAGCAGCGCTTGTGTACAGCGTTCATGACCCTCGAACCTCGTTCCAATAAGGCTATGGTCGAGCCTACAGCTCTGTTTTGAACATCATTACCGGTTGCCATATCCGTAATAGCAGCAAAACGTTGTCCTGCTCCTACAACAAATCCTAATAATTGAAATAAAGTAGCACTCGGTTCTTTAAAAGGTAAAAGTTGAAATTGATCTTTAATGTTTCCGCCTGGAGCGTCGACATCTCTAAATTCTCCAGGCTGGAAAGGTTGGTCATCGTCTCTAATTCTGATTCCTCGGGATTTAAAACCGGCTGGTAGATTGCTTAAGGTACCTGCGTCTAGCAGTTGTCTAAGCGCTTGCGTTGCGGTTCGTGAAAGCCCACCGATCATGTGTATGAGACCGAAGCCATAAAATCCTAATCCAGG